AAGGGCCAGCTCTTGCACCTTGCCCACCTGACGCTGGTCACCAGCGACGTCGGCGTAAGGCACGCGAAAGGTGGCTGCTGCGTTGACCTTGTACGGGTCAAGGCCCGAGCGGAACACGTCCAGCTTGGCCTCGCCGGCCGTGCAATTGGACAGCCACGGGTGCACACGGCCCTCAATGGCCGACCAGTCGTAGGCGATCAGGACGTGGCCAGGCTTGGCGATCAGCGCCGGCCGGAGCATCCCTTTGAGCACATCTGTAATGCGGCGACCAAATCTTGGCGTGATTGCGTGTCCACGCACCATAGCGTGGCGTACTTCATCAGGCTCTTTGGCGCACTTGCGGGTAAAGTTGTGAACTTGCGCGCCGTAGCTCGACGCACGGCCGGTGGCAGCCCCTCCAGCAAAAACGAAAGCGCCTCGGACTCGGTGATCCTCGTCATCGGCGAGGTTCGACAAGCGGTTGAACTTCGCAACCGAAGACGCCCAGAGGTCGTCCGCGCACTGGATGACGTCTGCAACATGGGGCGGAATCTCATCAGGGTCTTCCATCGCGAGCAAGTTGGCCCGCACAGTCTTGTCAATTGAATACTTCTCGCCGGTCCACATCAGCTTCTTGGCCTCGGGGCCGACGCGCTCCAGCACCCACTCGCGCATCTTAGGCGAGCGCACGCTGGTGATGACGCCGTCGGTCACCTCGGACACGATCTGCTGAATCTCGACGGTCTCGTCAGCGGAGTACTTCACGGCGGCTTGGCACAGCGGCACGTCCACCAGCACGCCACGGTCGTTGATGCGCTCGTTGGTGTGGTAGTCGGCTAGTTCATCAGCTGACAGCGGCCGCAGGGCCTTGCTGATGGCGCGCATGGACCGCACGTCCTGCTCGCAGTACTCGACCATCTCTTGCATGAGCGCAGCGTCTTCACGAAACTGGCCGTTGGCCTGCGGCAGCGACAGCAACCGGATCAGTTGGCTGCCCCGGTGGTCCTTGCGCATGTCAGCGCCAGCAAAGCGACCGACATCTTCCAGCGAGCCAGGCGCACAGTTGGCGCGGGCTTGTGCTGCGGTGCAGTAAAAAGATTCTAGGGGGTAGTTCTTCTGCAAGACATACCAAAAAATTAACCGCTCGAAGGCGGCGTTATGAGCGTAGATCGTGTGGCCCGTGAAGTCAGGCAGGGGCTGGCCCGGCAACCAGGTGACGACCTCATCATCACCAAAGGCGTAGGACATGCACAACACTTCGGTGCTCGCGTCCTGCGCGTAGTTGTAGACGCCCTTGGCCTTCAGGTCACAGCGGCTACGCGTCTCAAAATCAAGCCAAAGATTCATACTGTACTTTACTTTATAGGTGGGGCCTACTCGCTGCACTGATCGTGGATGAACCCACAAGTCGCCAGCATCCGCTTTCGGCCCCGATTTCACTTAGGCTACGCGACGACGACGGCCAGCAGCTGGTGCAGCCTCAGCTTCTTCAGCCACTGGCGCTTCAGCAGCGCCGTCCATGCTGGCCCACTCGACAATCTCAAACACCGGGGTGTAGATGCGGCCGTAGGACTTGTGAACGTAGTGGTCCTTCTTCAGGCGCACGATGGCCACAGGCTTGGTCTGGTCCTTCTCCACTTGCGTGGCGATGGCGACACCCAATGCTTGCACGGCCTTCTTACCGCCGACCGAGGTCGTGGTGAAGCGTGCTTCCATGTCCTTGTCCTCACCGACGAGGCACTTCAACGACATGCCGATCTGTGTCTCCCAGCCGCGCTTGGCACCAGGAGGCGCTTGGTCAAGCTCGGGCAGGGGATGCTGCACACCGGTCATCTTCTCGCCAAGCACTTCGCCGTCGCCCCAAGCAATAAAGCCGTGAACAAAAGAAAAAGGATTGACGGCCCAAGTAGAGTCGTCTTCGACTTCAGTCTGGTCAGCACCAAACACCCAGTGGCCTGTCTTGTCCATTTTCAGGATGACGACGCCCGATGTGCCTGCGCCTTGTTCAAGCGAACGCAATGCGGTGGAGAGGGTGGAGACTGCTGGCAGATTTGCCGAAGAGAAAGTTGCGAGATTTGACATGATTGTCCTTTACTGAAGTTTAGATTTTGGCGTCTTGTAATTCGATCTGCGCCACATGATCGAATGCTTTACCCCGCAAAAAAGTAATCACCAAAATGATTGCGCGCGGCGGCGCAATACGCTTCGTGTGCTTCTTCTTGCGTGGCAAAAACTCCAAGTTTTCGTTGCTTACCATCGTAACGTATCTGAGCTACGAAACGTGATTTGTCACGAGGAAAAGGCGTAACACCTTTAAAGCTGCATACGCTATTTTTGCGCTTGCTCATGTTTTGTGTGTTTTGCTGTTGGTCAACCAAGCGCAAATTTTCGATTCGGTTATCAGCTCGGTCATGGTTGATATGGTCTACGTGCACCGAAGGCCATTCGCCGTACGTATAAAACCAAGCCAATCTATGCGCGCGGTAGCTATCACCAGCCAAAGTAATTCGCACATATCCGTTAGCGCCAGAATTTGTGCCAGCAATTTCGCCAACTTTTGTGCGTTTAGTTGTCATGCGCCAAGTGAAGACACCCGTTTCTGGGTTGTAGTTTAGGCAATCTTTTACGTACCATAACGGAATATCTTCTTTGTTCATTGCAATTTTTCCAATGCGCGTGAAAGTTGCTGCCCGATTTGCAACACTGCTGGGCGGGGATCATCCTCGCTTGCCAGTGTTGTGCCTGAAGACACCGACTTGACGAGATCGTCAGGCAGTGCCAACTTGCGCTTTTTCAGCACCTTCTCAATCTGAGCAGGGCTGCGAATTTCCTCTGGGCTGAACAGCTCGCCACGGGGCACACCCATGTCGTGCAGCGCAGCGATTGCTTTGGTCTCATCGGTCCACTGACGCCGGGCTTGCTTCTGTACAATTTTATACCCCGGCACGGGGATGTTTTTCTCAAGCAACTGGAACGCCAGCGCCCGCAGGTCGGTGATCCAGTCTTCCAGCACGTCGGCCTTGGCCAGATACTGGCCGAGCGTAGCGGCGTCGATCTCTTTGATCTTCACCAAAGCCGCACGCTCAACCTCGCCAGTCATCTGAGGGCAAACGGGCTTGGCTGCGCACCAGCGGCAGTGGTCGCCAGCTTTTAATCTAGCTTCAGGATCTTGCGCCGCCTTCACAGCCTTGACAAGTTGATGCTCAAACTGCTTGATGCGCTCAGGCGTTGTCGTCCAACGGCGAATTATCGGCGGCTGCACAATAATGCACTCGATTTCGGTCGCGCCATCAAAGGCCCATTGCAAGGCGGTGGTACGCATTGCGGCGGCGGCGTAGAACATGAGCTGTTCGTTCTCTTCAGCCGTCACCACAACGCCGTCGCCGAACTTCCAGTCCAGCACCACGGCCTTGTCACCTAAGCGACCCACAAAGTCGGTCGAGCCGAACACACCCGGCAGCAAGTCGCCAAAACCGACACGTGTCTCAACCTCGTAAAACATCTCCTTGTCGGGGTCTACTTCATCCAGCAGCGCCAGCGCCACCATGATCTTATCGTCGTAGAGGTCTTGTGTCAGCACTTGGCCTTTATAAGTAAGGCCAATCACATCAACGCTTTGGTCTTCCAAGATGGCGCTAATGGCGTCATGCAGCAACGTGCCACGGTCAGCGTGTTCGCTGGATGGCTGAGGCGGCATCTTCTGCACCAAGGCCACAGAGCCAGGGCAGTTGATGACGCGCTTGGCGGTGCTACCGCCGACGATATTACTGTGCTGCATCTTCTGTCTCCGTTGTCAGCGCGATCAAGGCGTCGCGCAGTTGTTCTGCCTGCTCGCGTGTGAGTCGGGTTGAGGTATAGCCGCAATGGCGGTTGACGCTGATCCAGACGCCATCTTCGTATCCACTGACGCTGACAAGGCTGTGTTCAGGGCCTATGACTTGATATTCTTTCATTTGACTGTCCTTTAGTTGATGAGGCCTTGATCTTATCACACAAAAAATAGTTTGTGCAAAACTTTTTTTCATGTATTATTCGGCAAAAGGAGCAAACGACATGAAGATTCAAACCGTAGCGTTAACGCTTAGTGAATTGCAGGAAGCCCTGCGCGAATACTGCTTGCAGCGTGGGTACAACCCGAGCTGCGTGATCATCAGCAGCTATGAGAAAACAATCATGGTCGAACTGGAGCCTAACGGCTTGGTGACCGCAGACGGGTTTGCTCATCGTGCTTGAGAAACAAATCGAAGCCCACCTCGTCAAGCGCGTCAAAGAGCTGGGCGGGCGGGCGTACAAGTTCACCAGCCCTGCGCATCGCGGCGTGGCCGACCGGATCGTGTGCCTGCCCAACGGCCAGACATGGTTCGTTGAGGTCAAGACCGAGGGCGGCAGGCTGTCGGAGTTGCAGAAGGTCTTCGCCAGTGACATGGCCAAGATGAATCAGAAGTATGTGTGTCTATGGAACAAGGAGCAGATTGATGAATGGCTTACCAGTCACTATGGAAGAGGATGAGGCGTTTCAAACGCTGGCTGACAGCGCCCTGACCAAGCAGGTCGGCGGGTCGCATTACCGCGACAAGGGCATCCAGCCCATCATCTACATCCACGCCAACGACCTCGGCTTTTGCGAGGGCAACGTCGTGAAGTACGTCACCCGCTGGCGTGACAAGAACGGCGTCGCTGATCTGCGCAAGGCGATCCATTATCTTGAGCTGCTGATCGAACTCAATGAAACTGCGTGACTACCAAGAGACGGCTGCTGACTTCTTGTACGAGCACGACCGCGCCATGATCTTGGCACCGGTTGGTGCTGGCAAGACAGCCATCACCATCACCGCAATGGACGACATGTGGCGTAGCGGCGAGGTTGGCAATGGTCGTTGGCTTGTTGTGGCCCCCAAGCGCGTCTGTACTGACGTGTGGCCTACAGAAATTGCCAAGTGGAGCAAACATCTGTCGTGCGCAGTTGCGGTGGGTACGCCCGCACAGCGCAAAGCAGCGTTCGCAGACCCCGCAGTTTCTGGTGCAAATGTTGTCGTCATCAATTACGACAATCTGCAATGGCTATCAGACGTCATCACGGCCAAAGGTACGCGCAAATCAACGCTTAAAGACGCAGGATTTAGTGGCATTGTGTTCGACGAGCTGACCAAGCTGAAGAACCCATCAGGCGCGCGCTTTAAGGCGCTTCACAAGATTTTGCATCCAGACACTATTGTGTGGGGCTTGACCGGCTCGTTCACCAGCAACGGCTTGGAAGACGTGTTCGGCCAGTGCAAGATCGTGGACCAGTCGTTGCTCGGCCGCGCCAAAGGCGCGTTCATGCAGCAGTACTTCGTGCTGATCAACAAAGACTTCGGCGAGTGGGAGCCACGCAAAGGGTCGCTGGAGTTGGTCATGCAGCGCATCAAGCCTGCGACGTTCGTGTTGGAGCCTGGCGAGTACAAGGACAAGCTGCCGCCCCTGCACACGGTTGAGGTGGCCTGCAAGATGGACATGACGGGCTACAACAAGATGAAGAAAGAGTTTGTGCTGGACGACGTGGTGGCGGTCAACGCTGCTGTCGTCACGCAGAAGCTCCAGCAGATGTCGTCTGGTTTCCTGTACTCCGACAACGGCCCGATCTGGCTGTCACCCCACAAGTTTGATCGCCTTGAAGAACTGCTTGATGAGAACCAACATGCCAACACCCTACTGGTCTACCAATACCAAGAAGAACTTGCCGAACTCAAGCGG